ATAAAGACCCGCAGCCCAATGGTTTTATCAGCCACGTCGACGACAATCTGTTCAAATACATGCACCCTTCAACTTAGGTGTGTGCGAAAGCACACACCTAAGTTATATAAAAATGAATATCAGAAGAAGGATCAAACCATGAAGAAGATGGTAAAAAGGTGTGACGTCAAAGATGAGACCAAGGTAAAATTACATGATGATCTTGAGACTTATTTTAACACAAGCAAGCAAATAACCAGGAATGGGATGAAAATGGTAGTTTGCTGCACCCCAATACAGTTCGTGTTTGATGATCCTTTGTTGTCCAGCGCGTTGCAACCAGATTTCATTGCCACTTGGTGGCTGGCCAAGGAACAAGGGATGCAAAATTATGGATTAACCCCTGAACAATTCAAGCCCTTTGTGGACACGGCTGGTTTAAGTGTGGAAGATCCAGCTAACAACTTGACACACAAGTACTATTATGAACATAAGAAAGACGGTGTTGAGTGTGTTTCTGTGGACGAAGGAGGCCAATTGGGATTAATGGAATCAGCCCTAAACAAGATTATTGCAAAGTACGGCGGGTTGAAAGGTATGCAGCATAAATGTATGTTAGCTAGCTGGACTAAAGTGCCAGTATTGGCAAAGTTAAACAACAAAATCGTTCCATTTTGTGTGGACAATGAGACCATCGGCCACAGGTTGTGCTGCAACTGCCACACCATGAATTTATATTGGATGCCAGGAGAGAATGGGTTAGATGATGCTTGGTGTGGCTGCTGCGGGGCAGATTTGAACTACATGATGGTGACAGAGGCACCCACCCCGGGCGAGAAATCTAATGACACTGGTGAGCACATCAATAATGGAATGGGGGCTGACCAGTTAGAACAACTGCAGCAGTTGAAGTACTTGGATGGTGCAGAGTTAGATGGCAAGGTGCGAGAAAAAGCAATTGAGCACGACGCTCGAATCATGCGATCGATGATATCACGAACTACGGGGACTGTGATCAAATTAGAGCCAGGGATGACCGAATCTCAAACTGGAGTTCTGAAGTCGACATTCAACCAATATGTGATTGTGGTGGGCCAAGGCCCACCCAATCCACATGCAATGTTGGCCAACGAACGAAGGTGCATATTTAGACTTTTATTGGACCTCAGCGGCACAAATAGACCCCACGTAGATATTGGTGGAGCCAGACTCGGACCAACCACTGATCAATACAGATGCATGGCACCCATTATGGGATGGAGGGATGTAGAAAGAGCCTCAGCAAAAGTGGTGCAAGGGGACGATTGCTGTCACAGACTAGCCAATTGTTACTGTGATGTGGACAAGCAACCATCACTGATATCTGTCGATTCACTATATGACATTGATCCTTTGGAGCTCAAAGAGTACATGCTGAGGAGTGGATCAGACACAATATTCTACTGTTTAAGCACAGCCAGCGTCCCTGAAGACGCCAACAATGGAGACTTTTTATTCGAGCAAGGTAAGTGGTCCGTTCACGAATCCAAATTGATAAGTTGTTATCACGGAGAAAATCTACCATATGTTAATGATTACAGAACATCCATGATGTGGACACACAGTGATGTCATTGTGATGGGTGAATACAGCTTTGGGTGTTCAACGATCGAAACAGTTGGGAATCACGTGATCAGAATGGCACGGCTGACTCGCAATGGACCCAAAAGTTTGGGTTACACTAAACGTGTGGTTGAATACGATGTGGTGAAATCTATTGATGTGCCAGTCATAAATAGTGAGTCACTCAAAAACATATTGAGCCCCAGTTTGTTAACCAAACGAACCATCAAAGTGGATGCCAGGTTGCTCAAAATGTTAATAGTAAGAGATTTAACAAACAGCTGCACGTATGAAGATATGGTCACATATGCAATAGGGATAGCGCACAGTAAATATCAGCTAGCATCCAGAATGATATCAAATAATTACATCACAGCTGATATGGCATTAGATCATGCGTTATTGGCGACCATAATAAGCAGGAGAGCCACATCTTACACTAACAGATTAATTCGGCAGACACAATTGGTAAATCAACCTATGCACACTATTAGGACTTCCAGTTGGTCAGATCTGTGGCAAATTCTGTTTGGGTGTTTTGTGGATCAAGCAATTATGGGCATTGATGAAGCCCAAAACCGGGTGCACGGACAGGTTATGAGCAAAGTTATGCATTTAATTGAAGAATGGATGCATAGTGTGAATTGGGATGATTTGCTAAACTTTTCTTTGCAATTCGGATGGAAAGACCTGAAGGTGGTGACGTGCAAAGAGTCATACAGCGAGCCAGATTCAGTGCAAACCTGCACGCACCACTCACAAAATTGTTTGCATGATGAAATTAATGGCAACAAATTATGTGCATGCTGTTTGCTAATAAGGGTGGCTATGGGTGAGTCAAAATGCGAATGTTGTAAACCAAGTAGGTGCACCCATGCTTGCTCTCACTTGTGTGATGGTCTAGACACACATCACACATCTAAGGGGGGAAAAACCAAGGTGTGTGAATGCTGCAAAGTGGAACATTTTGGTAGCAAATGTGGGGTGTGCCAAGAGTTTGTTCACGAGAAAACGGTCAACATTCCAGTAATCATTGAGCATAGCACGCGCGACCAACCAAGGAAGGAATGGTCAGAAAAGCGGTACGTGAAAGCAAAATTAGTTCCGGACGCAGTGAAATTGCTGCCAGGGAAAACTGACAAACAAGAGGTGACACCGTTGGTGGACATTAACAAGATGATCGAACAGACCATGCAGGAACGGAATGCAACGCCAATGCCTTCTAGCAAGGCCACGGTGGAGATGTTAGCTGCCTTAACCTCCGCTGTGCACGCCAATCTATTCAGTGAGGACAACCCATGGGTGTTGACAGAGCCAGGAGATTCACACATTACTGGTTTCCCAGGCTGGAGTGAAATAAAATTTGTGGGCATGGGAATGACTGTCATGGACAAGTCTGATTTTGAAGTAGTGGAAGTCACGAAAGCAAGTGGGGAAGGTTTGTTGTGTGGCAGGAACTGTCTGCAAATATTATTGGGCACAGTGGACAATGATGCATTGCAACGTTTGAGTGGAGTTAAAAACAATTACTCTAATTTGGACCTCATGAACTACCTCACAATGCTAAACAAAAATTGTTGTATTCTAATGGAGAACTCAGCTGTGGTAAATAGGGTGGATGTTGGCAGTGACGAATTTGCCTGCATAGTTCACTCTTCATGGTTTGGCAACGAGATCGGCCATTGGGATGTGTGCAACATCAGACACAAATCATGCCTCAGTTACGTGCCGCTATTCTATCCTTGGATGACTAGTCAGGATGTACTGACAGCAATTGATGTGAACGTGTATGGTGGCACAGATATTCACAACCTGGACGCACAGAGTAGGCTGGAAATTGCATGCATGATATATGAATCCTATGTGGGGGCTAATTCAAAGTACGGTCTCAAGATAAGCGCGCCACGCGTGGATAAGGTAGGTAATGAGTATCTAATCACTAACAACAACAAAAACCTACACGAACCGGGTAAATATTTGTTCACATTCAAAGTGCCTGAGGAATATGTTGCTTTGATCACTGAAAGTTTGAAACCCACCATGTCCATTAAAGCGTCCAAGTTGTTCCGTGATGCTTTTGATCGCAAACGTCCAACCAATGCATTGGAGATGAAATCACTAATGGATGATTGGTTGAAACAACGCCTGCGAAACATATCCAGCAGTTTATTGAGTATGCAAGGTGAGGAAGGTGTGGACCGGCAAGAGAACGAGGTACTTGTTAAAGTGTACAGACATAACGGGGTCAATTATGTGGATAGAATTGGGCAGTTGGCCAAGTTGAAAACATCTGATGTGTGCTTGATAACTTCTGGGAACGTGAAAGAATGGTGTGTGATGGAAATGGCAGGGAACAAGCTAATCATGCATTGTAACAGGGTGTTCAAGTCAGGGGCTAAAATCCATTTAGTGGTGCCCAAAATAAGCGTGTGCTCGGAAATCATGGGGTTAATGGCTTTGTTTTCAGGCCAGTTGCAATGGGAAAAACTGATATCCCTGTTGAAGAATGGTTCATGCGTGCTGGGTCCAGCAGGAAGCGGAAAGACAGAAAGGCTGTTACAAATGGCAGGCAGCAAAGTGACAATTTTGACTAAAACTTTCAGTGCCAGAGAGGAAATCAAGTCCAGACTGCAAGTTAAAACCCCAGTGTTATCAATGGAGAAGGCAACTATCAAGAAGGTAGACAGCGAAATAGTGCTAATTGATGAAGCAACCATGGTGTCGATAGAGGAACTGGCTTTAGCCATCACAGATCGCGTGCAAAAGTTGTATCTGTTTGGAGACGAATTCCAAGTGGGAATGATAGACACGGATCAACATCACGGAGTGAGAGAGGTGTTTAGTGTGGCATCTATGGTTGACAATGTAGAAAGACTAGAGGTCACTTACCGCTTTGGCGAAGATGTTTGCAAGGTGCTGCGCAATTTGGGTCAAAAGGTTACGTCGGCGAGCAAGCACAACACAATCATTGAACTGGTGGATATGCCTGACATCGATATTGAAAGATTGAATAGTATCAGGAAAAGAGTCAACCCGGATGTGGTATTGTGCTTCTACACCAGAACAAAACAGATTCTGGAAGGAAGAATGGGTGCCACCCCTGTGTTCAAAGTTCACGAGTTTCAATCAAAATCGGCCAATGCCGTGATGGTAGTGCAGCATAACCCCGCGTCAAAGTCAGGAGGTATATGGCAGGATCCCAAGTATTGCATTTCAGCAGTCACCAGATGCAAGACCAAGCTTATCTGGGTGTCGGTAGACATGCCACCAGGCAAACCATTGCATGTGCGGTGTGGTGGGATGGGGCCAGTGGGCAATACTGGTGGGCTTCAACAAGTACTGTCAACAATGTTCCGACGGTCGTCTGCCTCATTGAGCCGCCACAATGGCGATGAACCGTTTGTGGTTGAATCAGCTAAGCAGCATGGAGCTGAGGGACGAAGAAGTTGGGCAGAGATGGTGGAAGAGGATGATCAAGGCGCAGATATTCACCAGCTGTTACAAGGAGGTGGTGATCATGTTGATTTAATTAGTGGCGCTTTTTCGTATGACGCACAGATGGCAAATTACAATGAACGCCCATTCATCATCACCAGTCAATCCAACGTGATGAAGCTGATCAAGCGGTACCTGGATGAAGGCACATCAACATACAAGTGTGGTGGAGTTAAGATTTGGAGTAACTGCAAGAGTCACCCTATCAGCATTTCAGCCGTGCTCATACGAGGCGACACAGTGGTTGTATTAAGTGACGAGGCAAAAGCAATCATCAACAAAGTTATTGACGAGTTGGGAGTACCAAGGACAATGAAAGCTTTTCAGAGTCATGGTAACAAAAACACTTTTAAGGAGCATGTATCGAAGACCATAGCTCTTGCTGCGAGTCAACGCAAACAAGAGCGAACACTAATTAAATTGATCACCGATGAAATTGTGAATTGTGAGGAGAGCATTAAATTGAAAAAGGTGCAGCTGCCAGTAGGATGGAATATTTCATCCATGGAATCCAGGATTCAGCGAGAGTTGCCACCAGGGTTGACCACGAAGACGAACGGCAATGAAATCATTGTCAGGGGTATGTTCGGGATCAAACAGTGGACTTTACGAGTGGAAGATGGTGAACTCAAGTGGTCTGACGCAGACATTGCCATGATGCTGTGGAAGTACAGACCCGAATTAATCATGGAATTGATGATGTACAGGCTCGCTAGCAGTATTGACCATATAGCCAACTCAATCATGACTGCCGAAGACCTCAACCAGGCAGAAAAGTCTGTGGATCTATTGCAAGAGCATCCAACATTCGAGCGAGCCTTGGTGCTTCATGATGATGATCCACGAAAATTGCAAATAGCACTGACTATGGATGCCATTCACCAAGGCTGTTTGCTACCTGGAAGTATAAATGTGACAGATTGGTTGATCCCCGTGAGGGAGGAGTTTGATGATGCATATTTTGATGTGCATGTAACAGATAGAATGGAAGAAACAGTAATCAGCATCATTAGGCCCGGCTGCAACTTAGCCACAATATACACGAACTTTCTAAGAAATGCAGTATATGTGGCAGGTGGGTTGATCAAGCAAAAGTTGATCGCATCATTCAAATGCCGGACGTTGCAACTGTGGGAAGACGTGATAAAGCAAAACCAATTTGACGTAGTGTTTAACGAGGACCTTATGTCGGGGTTGGAATATTTGAAATGGAAAGAAAGAACAGTAGATATGGCCATGCCCACATTGAACCAGACTCTAATGCAGGATGATCACAGCGTCTTGAAATTACCAAAGTCAATCAATTTAACAAACGAATCACGCCCGTATGATTTTAATAAACAACACACTGAAAAGCCAAGAGCACCAATAGATATCACCACTGACAATTGTTTGTGTGGGTCCAAACTGGGCATCAAGATTTCCGATGTTGACTTGAATGTTTGGAAACTATCACAGTGTTCCGGATTAGCATTGATGCGAATCCCTAAAGTGGCTCTGTTAGTTCAGCACGTACGAATTGGAGGAGGCGTGTTTGAGTGGAACACGCCGTATGGAATGGTGGCATTGACAACGTTCGGCGGTTGTGCTTTATGCTGTGGCGTGATTGTGGAATTCAATGGGGAGGTGGTATTAGTGATGGACAGGTTGCAGTGCACGAAGCCCCGTCATTACGTGATCAGAAAGGAATTCTTAGAAGTTGATTCAATGCTGGCTGACTGTTTACTACACAGGTTCAGTTTGATAGAGCCGAATTGTGTCAATTTTCAGGCCACCAACATACGTCAAATGTCGCATGCCATGTTGTATTTGCCCGATCCAGTGGATTCACTGACTTTGGTTAGTATGGTGACAGAGAGGTTGAACGCAATAGGCCGATACACTTACAAAAGGTTTAGACATCTAGAGTGGCGCCACACAGCAGGGGTATTCAAGAAGGATAATGAGGTGACCATCCACTTGCTACAGAGCAAGCTGGGTGATGAGTACAAACTGGTGGACAACGTCAAGATTGATAGATGCATGAGACTGTGGCCCAGTCCAGTTAGGTTTCAACACAGGTCTGGAGCCCTCGTTAATGTCTGTTACACTGGGAGCGAGTGGTGGACTGATGACCTGGTGTTGGCTAATAAATTTGGAATTACGCCCATGAGTTATACTGAGTTAATAGACAGGTCTTTTGATGAACGGTTAAAATCGCATGGTTACAATCACCTATTAGAATTCAATAGCAGAAAACAACCGATGGGGGCCAATGAAATATTGAATTACAGCTTGGATTACCACAAAGCAAACAAAACCAAGGTGAGTGCAATTCTTTCTGAAAAGATGGAAGCCGCTCTGTCTGCGCAACTCAAGACATTGGGTAAAACTATATTTGTGTCTGAAAAACAATATGCTGAATACGGAGCACTCTTGAAGGCGGACCTCCCGAATTGCAGTGTGAGCACACATGGCACCTGGGTGGCTAGTGGTGGCTTTGATCAACTGGTAGAAATGGTAGGGATTAAGTACAGTTACATGAAATTTCCTGATGGTGAACCGATATTGTATCTTGGTGACCATCCCGAAAATGTGTTAATTAGTTCTAGTTGGGCTATGCACACCGATTTTCTGACGAGTCACAACAATGTCTATCATTTAGGTATCAGCAGTTGTAACCAAATAATGGATAAGTTGTGGCATATTTACAGTAAAGCTGCAGAACGAGCCAGTCAAGACCCAACTTATGAAATGTCCAGCACTGACTTAAAGGTGTGGCACAACGCTCAAAAATACAAACAAACAGGAAGTTGCCAATGGGTCAACAGCTCCCTCGAACGCACAAAGGTGAAGGCAAGAGTGCTTTGGATGGGAATGTCATGGATGACATTAAGCACCCAACAAATAGGGGAAGAAATCAAACGGCGGGGGGCCTCAACCTGTTGTTTGTTGCTACCTAGCCAAGACCATAGCGGAATGTACCCATTTAACATTAATAAATTCGGAAACAGCTGGATGGCGGCATACAAAGGAAACAATTGGCCCATTGACATAAACCAGGACACGTGGAATGTAATTAGCACAAAACCAATCTACAGGTTTGGAGACGCACGTATGGTGGTGCATCACGAAGGTATGGTGTTGGGGCACGTCAAGGTACGATTGACTGTGTTGCCAGACCAGTTGAGAGGACCTGATTATCAATGTAGGATGCAATCCCTTATGGCAAATCAAAAGGTTGTGTTCTCTATTCCAAACATAGGAGCCAAGCGAGAACTAGGTCGTAAACAGCAAACAAGATTGATTGAGGTGGACCAAAACTTTTACAGGTATCTATCCTTAAAGGTAAAGCTGCCAGGCTGCAAATTCTCTGACTTGTTGCCATATGCCAGGACCTACATCCAAACCACATTGTACACACATCTTGGAGTGAACGACAGGTTGAACAACTTGGTGAGTTACTGCCACGAAGTATGTGCTTGTGTGTATCTTGAGCACATAGGGAAAACTAATGACGTTTATGAGACCATGCGTCAGATGGAAAAATTCTGGGGTCTACAAAGTGCGGACTACAAAGAGTGGAGCAAAGCGTACCTATGGTCCAAAATCAGTGAATTTGCCTCATTAATAGACCCAGTTGGAATACTGTCACAGTTATTCAACACAAACAAAATACGTGAGGCCGAAGAGTTGTTCTTTGAGGCACTAAAAGAAATTCGGCAATTTAGTGCACACAGAGTGTACCCAGAGTTCAAAATCACCAAGATAACATGCGAGCCGGGTCACAGTGACGGTGATGGTGCCAATGACCCACCCCAAGGAGATGATGGCCCGCCAGCAGATGACAGCAAGTCCCGAAGGCAATTCGGGGATGCGGGGGCCAAAGCAAGTGAGTTCACTGAATATTATAATACCATAATGGAAGTCACTAAAATGATTACGGATTACTTTGGCAACACTTCGTCGACTGTTGACGACGTTGGTGAAAACATTGCCAGCGATGATAATTATCAACCCGTTGCAGGCAGCAATGAATCGTTACTGAGTGCTAATGATGATGTCAATGAAACGGTGCTAGACAATGAGTTGGAATTGCCAATCGCAGAATCAATTCGAGAAGAGGAAGAGCTTCAATTACCACAACACGATGATAGTGAGGGTGTTCTGAGAAAAATCGATGCACACACGATCAAACATTCTGTGTTTGTGTCACCAAGTGACAGTTATGACAAGCCAATTGATGAAGTTAACCAAGCGGGATTATTGACCGGGGATGCCGCAAAGTCAATTGAGAATTTAAACATGACCATTCATACACAACAGGCATTTACAGAAGACAAACAACTGACACAAAGTGAGCAAAATTCGGCAAGTGTCATTGTGAGCCTAATCGATGAATGTTTGGGCGCCGCTTCCACTATTGTGCCATTGAGATACGGTGATGGCATGTTACAGCTGGATGACACATATGAAGTCCCAACAGATAAGATACAGTACAAAAAGTATTACGCGTATGATGCCAAACATGTTACTGAGTTTAATCCCAGTGCACAGGGAGACTGTGTGATGTTGTGCTTGGAACATTGGGCAGGAGCCAACAACAAGCAGATACGTGGCACTAGTGTGGTACCGACTAGGAACTGGCTGAATGAAGACCAAGTTGTAATGATAGCTTTGTTTAACAACGTCAATGTTTCGATCACGTACAAAAGGAAAACTGTTTTGCACAAGTTTAGTGACAAATGGGATACTGTGAATATCCATCACGTGGTCCTGAGAAATCGGCTACATCATTGTGAGTTGATAAAATTTTTAAATGTTAACTATGAACAGGCAACATCGGGTCAATACAGACTGACGGGAAAGAATGTTAATGATATCGTTAATTTGTTAAAAAGTTGTGGTGACGCCAACGACTTGCCAGTAGATAAGGTGATGAACCACCTTAGTTGTATTGCCACTGGTACGCTTAGATCTATGGATTGGTTCATTAACCATATCAATGAAGCAGACGGGTGGGGAGGACTAACGTCAATATTGGAATTGTCCAACCAGTTAACAGCCGCCAAGAGGAAGCAAGTACCCATGCTAACATGTGACGTGCAAGTTGGGGAGAATGTGGTGGCATTGAGAATGGATGATAGGACCATTGCCGTTGGTGACTGTTTGGCATTATCTAACGGAACCAGTTGGTACATGAGTTGTGTGTTGTGCCACCAGAGAAATTGGCTAATATGTAGTAACCCAGCACCCGCAGAGCGAAATTGGTTGCCTGTTTGCGTGCATATGCAATACAAGTGGCTCAGTCAGAGGACGCAAAACCGAGTCATAGTGCATCCGGGGATCGATTTAAATAAATGTACATGCTTAAACAACGACACTAAGAGAATGGTGGCTCAATGGTCTACTTGCCCGCCCAACATGAGTGTGGGGCGAACCGGGGCAGAAAATTTGTTGATAGGACATTATGATAACATATCTCATCACAAGTATGACGACCGACACATCCTGGAGAAATACGATCCATCACAATGGGTCGGAGTTGGTTTTGGTTTTGATAGTAATTTGGTTTCCGCTTTGTTGGACAGAAGCACATATTACAGAACGTGCATCGTGGGTGGCAGCGTGCGTGTGGCAATCAAATTCGAAGAAGTAAGATTGGGCAGCATTGTAAAACACTGGGTGACGAGTATGATGGCAGAATGTGTCAGGGTTGGCAATGAGATACGAATGAGTAAGACCGAGTGGCTCAGAGTTAAACCCAAAGTGTGCGTGGCCATAGAGAAGTGCATGCAAGTGGACGGACAAATTGTGACTTGTAAGAAGATTAAAGATTGTGATTTCCATTGCTCCAACATGGAAGAATTCAGTAGTGTGGTCGGTATGGAGGTGACAGACAACTCAATGAAGCTGTTAGAACAATTGTTCCCTGCCACCGTGCAATGGAGGTCAGTAAAATCTGTCATTGACGTGCCAGATGTGAACAGACACATTACAAACAGTGTAGTCAGATTGGGGCATAATAGATTCTATTTGAGCGACTCGTTGTCCACTATCACCATTATGAAAACAATGAAAGGTGGAAGCTGGGTTGACGTAACGGAAACTACGACGTACAATGAAGATGATCGTTGGTGGGGAACCGCAACAGGTGTGGTGGACAAAGAATCCCAGGTTAGGGCTATTTTGGGTAACTTGGTGGTTGAACCATTGTCTGATGCAGAAGTACACACATTAACGCACCCTGTGCAATGTGGGACAGATGTGGAAAGGGCTCTGATCAGTTGGGCAGATGAGATTGATTGGGATAGCAGTTATGTGCCCGGAAATGTTTACACAGGTGTGACTCCATCCGAAGTGATAGATTTGTGGACTGTCCATGACATGAGTGGTTACATCACCAAATACGCCCCTACATCGGAGATGTCCATAGTGTGCAAAACTGTAGTAGCTAAGTTGATGACCACTACTAAAGTGACACTGAGTCAATACCCCGAGCATGCCAGGCCTGTCTTCACAAAGAAAGAGAACCAGGAGTTCAATGCCATATCAGGTAGATTGGGCAAGGAGGTGGTGTATCGAACAGAGAAGTTGGACCCAATCCAAGAAGCCAACCACATTGCCAACACATTCTTCAGGCCAGATTGGAAACAATTAAGCTTGGGGTTTAGGGCGAACCAAGTTACCTACTCTACAGAAGACACAATTCAATGGTTGAAAACTAGACCTGATGCTTGCAAGATCACGCAAGAGCTGATGCAGATATTGCAAGAAGGGTTGGTTACACACCCAATGAATAAAATGAAAGTGCATCTCAAATTGGAGTCACTACTCAAAGATGAGCCAGTCACGGATCACCGGCAGACAAAAGCAAGGATTTTAGTGTGGCAAATGAAAGGACTATGCGCAATCTTTTCGCCTGTTTTCAAGGAAGCCAAGCAGCGACTCAAATCCGTGTTGGGCGTTAAAACCCTGTACGCGGATGGCCTACGGCCAGATCAATTGGCTAGTAGAGTGGCACAAGTCCCAACAACCAGCTATTTGATTGAAAATGACATGCAACAGCAGGACAGACAAACGGATGAGACTTTACTGAACATCGAAATGCAGTTGTACTTGATCCTAGGTGTGGACCAGGCTTTGGTTGGTTTGTGGCGTTCTTGTCATGACAACTGGTATTTTAGGGGTAAATCATGTTCTGGTTACAAACACGCCATGCGACTAACCGGGCAAGCTACGACAGCGCTAGGAAATGCTATCACCAATTTGGCAGTGCATTGGAGGATCTGTCAAAGCTTAGGACGAGATTGGAAGTGGTTTTGTGTGTTAGGAGATGACGGAATATTGATGAGTGACAGGAAATTGGATGCAGAGGACCTAAAGACATATGGGAAGAAGTACTGTAACATGATTTTGAAGCCTAAAGTGTCAAAAAATAGTGCAACATTTTGTTGCTTCACGATTTATCGGACTAGAAGAGGCAACTTTGCACTAGGGCCCGACCCAATACGGTTGAAACGGAGGTTCGAGGTGACGAACGGCGTCAGCCAGATGACCAAACAAAACGTTGAGGCCCGTACGATGTCTTATTGCATGATGTTAGGAGACATAAAAGAGACATCCAACGTTATTAACAAGCTGTCATTGCCAATCAAACCAGTCAAGTGGTACGACGTTCAGGAGTGTTTTAAAGCGAGCGATGAAAAGCACGGTGAGTACATGGGTTGCAGCGAAGATTGTGTGTCCCAGTTGTGTAACATGATGATTAACCCAGTTTTATATGAGTACACCATGACTCACTGGAGTGAGTCACAGTGAGAAGAAGGGTGCCCCCCCC